AAATGTCTATAAAATCCTCCAGGAGTGCAGACGCATCATCAATGTGTCCTGTACCCCGAAGACGTTTCATTTGTGCAGTACGTTTTCCTTTTTCAGCTTGGGAAGAAGACCTCCCCTTCCCTGAGCGAATAACCTTGGGCTTGTTCTTTAGTTTCTTTGATTTAACGTCCGATGACTGCATCTTGTCATACTCCAACGCTTTAACTAAAACAAGAACAGAACGATGATCTATAAGAGAACCAAGTTCTTCATCTGTGAATCCTTGGGATAATCCATAGGATTTTATATCAGATGCAAGTTTTGCTTGTTTCTTTGGGTCACCCCATTCTGGAAGAGCGGAAACTAATTTGCCGTGTTCTTCCGTCATAAGAGTTCTACGCATCCCCTCGGCGTCAGCGGCGTGTTTTTGTCTGGCTAACTCCCTTTGGTTTTTAAGGTGTTGAACCTTCTCCTGCGATTCCCTAAGTTCTTCTCTTTTTGTAACATACCCAATAGGATCAGAGTCCTTTAGATCCTGCCAATCCAAACTGGTGAATTGTGACGTCTCACCAGAAGAACTTTCAATGATATGCTCTAGGTTTTCCATGTACTGCTGACGCTCGGCTTGTATCTGCTGAATTTCGGAAGTGTATGCTTTATGCAACTCCTCCATTTCTTTCTTTTCAGATGACAGCTCTTGCGTCTTTCGGGTATAATCCGACTGTCGGCTATAGCCGTTCAGAAGCTCATCAAGGCTTACTTCGTGTTCCTTACCATTTACGGTAACAGCATAAAGTGCCTCTTCGTCTTCTTCGTCGGTTTCCTCAGATTCTTCTTCATCCTCTTCGGACTCTTCTTCCTCTTCGGACCCATCTTCCAATGATTCATCTTCCTCTTCGGGTTTAGATTCTTCAACTTCAGTGGGTTGGGCTTCCTCTATCTCTGGGGTTTCCTCTTCAGAGTCCAGTAGACTGAGTAATGCCTCTTGCGCTTCGGTAACACTTCCACCTGGCGCGGGGATTGGCTGTAATCCAGCCGGTGCTTGCGGGGCTTGTTGCGTATCCGCCATAATTTACTCCTTAATTAGATGAATGGGTGTTGCTTTTCTAGCACCTCAGTCATATGCCCAGTTTCGACTATGGACTTTATATGACTTTCAATTCTATCAAGCAGTCTCATCGCTAACCAGATTGACTCTCTGGATTCCGATTCTGTAGAACCGCTATTACTCCAACGGTTCATTAAATCTTCTTTTAGCACATTAAATGATTCTATAAATAATTCGTTCTGTAATAGATTGTTTGCGTGTCTCGCTCGTTCATCATTTAGAAAATCGCTCATGTGTCTCCTATTGCTACGGCCCTGTTCTGCTCTCTTTCAAGGTTTAACTCTTGTGCTTTCAACTGTGAGTCTACCGCTAACTTCTGGTATTCCTGTTGAATCTTCTGAGCCTTGATTTGAACCTCTGCGGCCTTTATTTCTAATTCCTGTTTCTTGACTTCTGCCTCCATTAACTTAGCTTGCTCTTGTGGGGAGGGCTGTTGTTCATCAGGTGGCAACTGTGATGGGTCAGTCAAGAAATCACTTATATTCTGGAAGCCCATAGCTTTCACCAGAGATGCCCCCAAGTTGTACATATTCTGTTCGCTCACTATCCTTAGCCCACCCTTCATTGCTTCCCCTGCAAATGAAAGCATTTGAGAAAGGTGCATCATCTGTTGGTCTTTATTTCCACTTCCTAAAGCCACAGACACGGTGCAATCATACTTGTCATTCCAAGTATCAGGGCGTACCGGAACCCACTCATTGCGTAACTTTACAACTCTTTCTTTGTCTTGGTTCTTGAGAAGAAGTTCATATATTCTTATCATTAAATCTTTTACACCAGTTTCTGCAAAGTTTCTAGCAATTAGTTCCATACGACTCTGAGCTGCGTTCATAACAGAGTTAACAGCGGTTGCCGTAGTATGAGATGTCAGGGCATTTTCATCCAATCCTTGAGACATCTTAGAGACACCAGCCCTAGCCTCCCTTACGCCATCAATATATTCAAGCATCTGGAAGGAGTAAGGCTGTAGGGCAGGGGTAGCGAGGGGCATTACAGCGTTGGGGGATTTTACCCGAACAACACCACCTGGCCTTTGGGTCAGGAGATCATCCAGGTTCGCCTGCCCCTCTAGTACCGCGAATCTACCAAAGTTCTGATTATACATATTATCCATGAGGTTACGCATTAGCGTACTCTTCATCAATTGTAAATCCATTACTAGATCAGCAACAGATAGACCAAAGAACTTGTGTGGTATTTTAATCGGGGTGATTGATATAAGTGGCACGGAATCTATCTCTTCATTAGCTAGAACCCTAGAGCCTACCGTACAAACCTTTCTTAGTTCTGTTATGCCATCACCATCAAAATCAGTCTGCAAATAGGACTCATGGAGCCAGTAGGTTCGTAAGCCTTCCTCTCCATAGTCATCGCCACCACCCATGCCTTCCCAGTATTTAGCGGATTTATCAAACTGGTAACGCTCCAAGCGTTCAGCAGAGAACGCAGACATATCATCGCCCCCACCACCTAACTCACCCGGTTCTAGGTCTTCGTCTGGGTACATCTCTCTCAACTCAGAAAGAGTCTTCATTACCCTGTGACAAACAAACCTTGCGTCTTGTATATTCTTTGCTTCTCTGCTAATAAGAAACTCGGATGGAGGAACATTCTCTATCATTATCTTTCCATTATAGGAGCTTCTTTTTATAACGACATCGTGCATAGATACCATGACGTTAGTAACATCTGCTTCCTCGTACTCAGTATGTTCTATGACCTCGACATCATCATCACTTATAAGAGCCGTGAAGGATAGCTCATCTAACCCTTGGTATTCTTCCCTCTGGTCGTCAGCATACTCATCCCACCAAACTTTTATAATGCCGTTCTTAGACAAGAGAGCATCAGTAAACCACGAATACAAAATTTCCCAACCAGGGTTATCCTTTGTAAAAACGTAATTTACATAGTCCGTTGCTTGTTCAGCCATCCTTACATCTTCAGGACCATGTGGACTAAATTTTACCATTTCATCCCCGGAGGCAAATACTCTCATCAAGGAGGGCTTAATCCATTCTATGGTATCTTGTACTGTGGAGTCTACGAATTGACTACGGCCTTCCACTTCATTTCCAAAGGGCAGACCATAGTAGTATTTCATGGCTTGTTCGCGTTGGGTGGATATTACATCCCCCATATAGCCTAGAGAATCGGAGATTTCTCCCCGTATTCTGGTTACTAATTCTTCTTCAGTAATTTTTTCACTAGCCATTAAATAATTCCATAATTTCTGTATTCAACGTCCTCTGTCCATGTTGGGTCTTCCCCGGCTACGGCGAATCGTTGAGATTGAAAGGCATATCTTGTTGCTGACATGAGGTCGTCTCTAAGAGGAACCACCTTATTATCTTTCCTGTGATACATTCTGAACTCTTCAAACCAGTCTGATAGAGTTGAGAATACCTTGAATTTTCCTGCTTCCACGGATTGCAGCATAGCCATTAAGCCTTCCTCAATAGAGTTTGACCCTTTATTGCTTCCAAGCGCTGGGGGGTTAGTGAAGTGTTCCAGTCTAAAGTTACAGCCAAGATTTCTATACTGATCGGCTAAACCTGGATTACCCATGCTATCCCTTCTATTTCCATCATGTGGATACACTATAGGAATAAAATGTGGTCTGCCCTTTATTACCCCTGCGTGTACAGATGGGCTTGCTTTTGAGGCTCTATAGCAATCATACACGTAAAATGTTTCGCTGTCTCGATCCATAGCGCACCAAACTACTGCTGTGGGATGGTCATAACCAAAGTCTATGGCAGCTATTCTGGGCCAGTGAGGTTCTATTTCTATAGGATCAACCATCACTTTCTCCTCCCCTAGAGGAAAAACCAATCCTGAACCAATAGAAGGTCTTCCGTTCTTTCTCATTTCCCGTTCGTGCGGGGAATATGAGGAAAGAATCTGCTCCATCACACCCTCTGAGAGGTGGCCTCTTTCTCCATTCTGAGAGAAGATTCTCTCTGAGGCATCATCCCAAGTCGCGTTAGTTAGAGACTGCCCTGATTGGAGGTTGTTCATAAAGGATGCGACCGTTTCTGTCATCCCTTGCTCTGGGGTAAAAGTCATATAAACCATACCCTTACGGTCTAATGTTCGAGTAACTGCTTGAGAGTATATTTCTCTGCTAGGCTCTTCGTCTAGCCAGATACAATCTACACTACGCCCCTGCCATTTCTCTTGGCCCATCTCGTAGGCTTTAAAGAATAAAGAAGAGTTCCCTCCAGAAACGTGTTTAATAAGTGCCACGCTCTTTGCGTTTGGAACGCCGGGTTTCCTTTCGGTCTTTATTATTAGATTTCTCGGTATAGCACCGGACCCAAAGGCTTCCGGGTCATCGGGGGAACCCAATATCTCATACTGTACAATGTCGCGTGTAGTTTCATTTGATACACCACCAGCCCACGCGATGATTGGCTGTCGATATCTTCTTCCTTGCCACCAAGATGGATATAATCCAGTTGTGTGGTAGGCCAGTTCAGCAGCCCCGCAATAACTCTTTCCTATGCGGTTAGCCGCCATCAGAAGCCTCTGGTTGGCCTCTGAGCCTGTTTTATGGAAGTTTAGCTGATAAGGGTAGGGGTCATAGAAATCGAGCTTATTGAAGCGTTCACGGGTTCTGATCTCCCTAGCTATTTCTACTGCTTTTGCCAGATCCCTTCTTGTAGCCGCTTGCGTGGATTGCTTTGGCTTGACGTTCTGCACCTGACTTAGTTGCATAGCATTTCCCTGATTCTCCGTATTTCCATCCCTTCTTACCACCTTTTAGTGTACAGCGTTGAATAGGCATTAGTATTTTCCTGATCCACCACCTGAACCTATTTTTAGGCCCGCTCTATAAGCAGCGGCTGCTCCAGGTGTCTTGGCTATCTTGCCCTTCACCTTTTTCTCATATTCTTCGATTATTCTGCTTAATTCAGATACACTGGTTATTTTTCTGACCGGGTTTTTGGTTACCTTTTTTCTCCCCGTCCGGTAGCCACCGGCGCGAGTGGCTCTGTTGGTACTACCACGGTAATTTCCAGACCCCGCCTGGGTCATAGAGTCTCCCCATCCGCGTTGATATCTCTTAGTCATCAGTTCAGCCTATCAGGTAAGGCATCCGGTTCTGAAGATCCAGTTAAAGCCTCAAGTTCTCTCCTCAGCTCATCAAGAGATGCGCTCTCGACATGGGAAACTTTCTGCTCCACTTTATCGACAGGTTTTAACCCTGCTCTGTCAAGGAAGTCTTTAATTGCTCCCAATTTAACAGCTTCAGAGGTTGCCTCATTTATCAATTCATTGAGTTTAGCCAGTACGCCGGGTATTCCGTCTAACATCATTTCCCTGGTTTTCTCAGCTATCTCTTCAGAAAATTGTTTTTTAAGCGTCCAACCCTTTTGTTTAGAAGCTTTCTCAGAATAGCCTGCCATCACTGCTGCTTTCGCAGCGTTTCCTGTTAGGCAGTAAGCCTCAATAAAGGCTTCCTGTTTCTCGGTTCTCATCCAAGCAAACCAGTGGGAGGCATTGGCGGAAGCATACCCATGTCCGGGCCTGCCATCGGCATACCACTAGGGACGCCGCCTGCGTTTGCATTTAGCATAGCAACCGGAACTCCTAGTTGTTCTAGCCGTGCGTCTATCTGAGCACGGGCGTCTATCAACTGGGCTACCTCATCTGGTCCCCCACCGTTTAGCATACCCGCTCCGGGCATACCACTACCCATAGCGCCGTTTCCTGCGTCTACCTGCATTGCCATTTCTTCGTAAGCCATAGTCTTATCCTCTTATAATCCCATTATTGTTTTAAATTCTTCCCAGTAAGGAAGATCACTTCCAGGAGATCCTTTGGGTGAAGATATATCCCTACCTAAACCAGGATTACCGTCCCAGGTTGTATCTGTTGCTGCAGCACCTCTTTCCCCCCATCGCCATACATTAGCAATCTTCAATGGATCTTTGTATTTGTTGTTGTAATAATGCATCAATTTCTTAGCTATGGAAATATATAGTTTCTTATCCTTTGCTGACGTTGACCTAACGCCCTTTAGAAAATCGCCCACATAAGTGTCTTCTTCTGCGGAAAGTGGAATACCACCACTTAAAGAACCAACTCTCCTAGCATCCTCCATCGTATCGGGCATAATCTGAACTGGACCCCAAGCACTGCTTGTGTCACTCTTTATCCACCTATCCTTCCTGTGTTCGTCACTTCTAAGTTCGGCATTAGATATTGCATCATATAGAGAGTGAACTTCCGTGTTAACGGGGTCTTTGGAATCGTGGGCCTCAGCCTCAGACATTACGGAAGGCATATAATCTAAGATATTTGTCGCCAGCTCCCTGATCTTAGACCATGCCCCTTTGTCCGGTCCATCCAATAGCGATACTCCATTTGACGGTGTATCTACATCAGGAGGCGGACTCTGGATTCCATCAAGAATACTCTGAAGTTCTTTCTCTCTACCAATAGAGGGTTCTATAAACGGTCCATCTGTACCATCGAGGTCTTTAAATCGAGCTGCTTGTGCCTCTCCTACAGACATTTTTCCAGGGAGATACCCCCTTGGATCACTCATTATGGTTGGATAAAGTGGTATAGGATGCCTACGAGGTTTCCTTAGGCGAAGAGGCTGCCTCGTGGGTTGTGTGAGTGGCAAAACCATTATTGGTTCCTCAGCAGAAGTATGTTCGCATATTCAATGATCTTCTTTAGGTCTTCTGTGGGAGTCCCTTTCTTGTCCCATCTACTGGCGTATTTGACGATATTTCCTGAGCAGAAGTCTAACT